GGTCAATGCGAAAAGCATTGTTTCTCTGTACCATGTTGGTACTCCTAGGCTAGCACATAGCCTATTTAACATCGCACCTGCGATGAGAGGGTCACAATAATCTGTGGCCGATGACCAGTCTGTTGAAAAGACACTGGTCTGTATATCTTCGTTGAAGATAAAACTCGCACTAGCATTCTTGTGCGATAATCGCTTGAAGAAATTCCAAGCGTGGTTTGCGGCTCCAATGCCGCTTTCACTCGAAGGCAACGCTTCGAGTATCTTAAGACCCATGTGTGAAAATGGGTGTAGAAGCAACGCATGTTGCAAAGTGGACACTGTGATTGTCCTGTATTTTCCCAGTTCAGCGACTAGGGAAATCCTACAACTCATACAGTTGTTCTGGTAGATCGCACTGCGATCTCTAAAGGTTCCACAAGCCCAGTGGAACAGCCGCTCACCTTGTGAGTCCTTGGACGTTAATACACGTCCGGTTAGATCTCCCGTATGAAGATCTACTTCCGGAATTTCCGGATGTGTCGTTAAGACACGCCTGGCAGCTTCTAGCTTGCCTCCAACATTTGTGTTGGTAAAGAACTCACCTGAGTCCGAAAGCGAGATTTTACTCGCTGAAGTAACACCTTCGAAAAAGGTGTTACGGGCTTGGTCAGACCCTAATCTGACCAGAAGATCATGGTAAAAATGATCGACAGCCCTCTTAAGGGGCTGTTCGATCTCCGTAAGGAGATCACGACTACTTGGTGTAGTCAAAATTGCCTTTGTTTTGGCAAGTGTACGGTCGTACACAATGCGGGGGGGAACCCCCGAAGCTCGCGTTTGCGAGAGGATCATTACCTGGTAATGACTAAAAGGGGTTTTACCCCTTACGTACGAACATAATGTTCGCATTGCCGAAATTTCTCTCGGCACAACGACCTTTGAAAGGTCTGACACGGGATTAAACCCGTGCATTTTTATGTCCTTACGGACCTGCTTGACCTTCTCGAAGGTCGTGATCCTCTTTGGATCAAGATCACGGAAGTAATCCGTGAGAATATTGGAGATTAAACTCCTCTGGATCTGATCGATCCTCTTCCAATCCTGAATGTCAGGATGGCCTGGAAAGGCCATTACAGCCTGCATAAGCAGACCGTCAACTGTAGCCAAAAGGCTACGAAACCGTTGGACCGCTG